CTAAACTTTCTGTCAATGGTGAAAACGAAAGACGAGAAAGACGAGGGAAAGGTTAAGTTATTCCCTCGAAAGAAGTATATCAAAGATTTGGCACATCTATTCCAACATGAAAAGTTGTTACTGATTCCGAAAAGTAGGCAGATGACTATTAGTTGGTTAGCAGTTGCCTATTGTGTATGGAGAGCACTTACAAGACCAAATCAATTAATACTCTGGCAATCAAAGAACTTCGATGATGCTGCTGCGATGGTATTCGATAGAGATGATCCACAAGTTGCGAGAGCCTCTTTCGTATGTTGGCATTTGCCAGAATATATATTTGATCGCCCAAAACCTTCTCAAGGAAACCTTCTGTGGAACAATGGTTCTATAGTGAAGGCTATTAAACAGGGAGCAGACGTGATTCGTTCAAGGGCTGCCTCAGTTATCATCTCTGATGAGATGGGCTTTCAGGAAGAAGCTGCTAATGCGTATATGGCTGCCAAACCAGCTATCACAGGTGGTGGACAGTTTATAGGTATCAGTTCAGCTAACGCTGGTTTCTTTTGGGATTTAGTAGAGGATGTCGCATGATTACAGTGGATTCGTCAGTTATTAAGTTAACAGTGGAAGGTGGGAGTCTTTCCGATTGGAATGGTGCTAACGCAATAGTAGCTGCAACGGAACATAATGGAAAATGGTTACTGGTAAATAGCAAGGGATTGATATTTACAATAGATTTGGAACAGTTATCTCCTTCACCGAAAGTAATCAAAGAAGAGCCAGTAGTAGTAGTAGAAGCGAAACCGATAGGGCCAAAGGAACCAACGAGAACAGTACCTAAACTACCAAACCAGAGAAGATATGTCGCAAATAAATCAGGGTCTAACAGTAGCCAAAAATAAGAATGGTTTTACTATAGCTAGGGTACACTATTCAGCCGATCCTGAGAAAGCGAAACAGGAATGGATAGCCAAGGAAAAGAGGGGTATGCCAGATTGGGCTTGGCGTAAAGAGTTTGAGATGGACCCATACGCTGCTAGTGGTAAACCTGTATTTCCTGAATTACCACATTGGGCAGAATATATACACAAACCTTTACATCATGTAGTAAAAGATGGAGTTATTCCTTCCTGGTGGCCTCGATATGCAGGATTTGATTGGGGTGGTTCTAACCCAAGTGCGTTTGAGTTGGCAACTATATCTCCTGCTGGAACGATTATATTCTACTGGGAATATTACAGGGCAAAACAAAAACCACAGGAGATTAACGCTGCTATCCAAGCACATCCTGATTGGGAAGATTTAATATTTGTAGCCCACGATCCTTCCATGCGTAGTATGTTACAGTATGGAGGTGGTGTTGGCAAGGGAGATAGGGAACAAGTAAAAACTCTAGGCGATATGTTTACAGATTTTGGTTGGCCTCTAGTTCCTGGTCGTGCCGGTGATGATGTAGCTTTTGCACAAGCATTATATAAAGCATGGCAAAATCTAGAAGACCCTAAAGTAATTATAACTCATGCCTGTCCTAAACTATGGTGGGAACTAAACCATTTAAGACATGACGAGTTAAACCAAGCACAAGTAATGAAAAAGAATGAACCAGAACGTATTGTACAGAAAGATAACCATGCGTTTGACGCAATTAAATATTTAATTCAAACACACCCTGCTGGACCAGATGGTGCAGAGATATGGGCAAGTCTAACGAAGGAACAAAAAGTAAAATATCCTAAAAGATATAGTGAGGAAGAAGAATATTATGACCCCTACCTAGGAGGATTAACTTGATAGAAATAATATTTTCAGCTTCGTTTGGCTTTGTTTGTCTTTGCCTTCTCATTTTAAAGGAAAGAGAGAGGATAAAAGACAAGGAAAGACATTTTATTATGGAAAAAGAGTTATTAGATAGGATTATGTCTAGGGATTATGGAGAATATTCAGCAGCAAAAAACTTTAATTCTGACGATGAAATAGATGCAGATAATTTTACACAGTCGGAAAATGAAACTTCTATTTATTTACAGGCACTAGGAGAGGAATTACCTCCTAATTTAGCGTCTGAATTTGGAATAATGACAAAAGGTGATGTAGATGGCAGATAAGATTACACTTGATCCTACTACTCCACAGGATTTGCAAGAAGAAATAAATCATACCAAAACAGAAACAGGTGCTATGGCTATGGTGCAAGAACAGTGGGAAAAGGGTATGAATAAAATGCAACCCTACCACAGACAATGGTTTATAAATATAGCATATTTGCTTGGATTCCAGCATTTGGTATGGCATCCAGCCAGGAACAGGTTATGGCTTCCTCCTTCTAGGAGAAGGCAAGTAAGAATGACTTCAAACTTAATGATGTCTTCTTATAGGATTAATTTATCTAAATTGTCCACTGGTAACACGCCCATTACTGTTCTTCCTAATTCTAATGAACAAGAAGATGTTGATGCTGCACGTTTAGCACAAAAAGTTTGGTTTCATATTAGTAATGAATCAGAATGGACCAAAAAGAGAAGAAGGCTTGTTGGTTGGATATTATCCTGTGGAAACGGATTTATATCTATAGAATGGAACCCTAACACCGGAGAAATGTTATCTCAGCCTATAGAAGAAGAAAAACAGGTCATACAACTCGATAATGATGGAAACGAAATTTTAGACGAAGAAGGAAATCCTGTTTCAGAGATACAGACGGAAGTAGTAGGAGTAGAACAATATAGAAGTGGTAAAGTATCTATAAAACCTCTTTCTCCATTTTCAGTAGTTCCTATAGGAAGCGGAACAGAACTAGAGGATTGTGATGCTGTAGTAGTTGGTGAATGGTTATCGTTAGAAGAGATTAGAAGACAGTTTCCAGATAAAGGAAAATATGTAACACCAGAGTTTAGAGATACAGCATCTACATTTGAAAAGTTTTTAGATGGGCTAGTTTCTCCTACAACATCGCAAGTAAATCCACAGTCAAGTGGAGAGCCTTCTGAAAAAGGTGCAGTTGTTAAAAGGTATTGGCAAAAATCTTCTCCAGAGTTTCCTGCCGGAAGGTTAATTATATGCGCTAACAATGTAATGCTATTCATGGGAGAGAATCCAACTCCCAAAGACGTAAACGGAGATATTTCTATACCTATAGTTCATTTTAGGGAAATAGACGTTCCTTTCAGGTTTTGGGGAAGAAGTTCAATAGAAGATCAAATACCTGATCAAAAAGCATACAATAAAGCATTATCTATTATATTAGAGCACCATTCTTTATTTAAAGGAAAATGGATTGTTCCAAGAGGTGCACAATTAAAAGAATCAAACTTAGACTCTTCTTCGGATGAAGTAGTAGAAGCAATTCCTATTGGTGGTGTAATGCCATACATGGCAAATATAAAACCTCCGCAACTTACTTTATTCAGAGTATTAGAACAGCACAGACAGAATATGATGGAACAGTCTGGTGTTCGTGAGGTATCAAGAGGAGAACTTCCTACAGGTGCGAGAAGTGGTTATGCTATACAATTATTACAAGAATCAGATACGACACAAGCTGGTACAACCAGGTTTGATATTTTTGAAAAAAATGCAAGAGTAGCAAGTTTATGTCTATTAATTGCTGCGGAAAGAATGGTTGTTCCACAAAAAATACGAATTATAGGAAAAAATAGTGAAGTAGATATAGTTGAGAATTTTACAGGAGATATGCTTAGAAATAATACGCAAGTTATAGTAGCCGGAACAGTAGGAGCCCCATTTAGTTTAGTTGCAAGAAAAGCGGAAATAATGGATATGCAAGAAAGAGGGGCATTTATTAATCCAGAAACAGGAATGACAGATTGGCGTACTGTAATGGAATTGCTTGAATTTGGACAGACACAAGACGTATTCTCAGAACAAGCACTTGATGAATCTCAAGCAGAGACAGAAAATAGAGAAATGATTTCTAGCATAATGCCTATGGCTAAGAGATACCAAGATCATCAACTTCATATAAAAACACATAATCGAAGACGTAAAGCGCCAGAATATATTGAAATGGCTAAACAAAATCCAGAAATGGATTTAGTATTTGAACAACATTTACAACAACATGGTGCATTTTTAACAGAACAAATTAGGGCGACAACTATTGCACAAATGGGAGGCCAAGGAGAAGGTGGCGCTATTGAACAAGAAGTTCAAAATGATCAAACAGTAAATCAAGGAGGCCAGAATGCCAGATAAATATGGAACATGGTATCACAGTTATTCAACTGGCCCAGTTACAGTACCTACAGCGACAGCGATATTTATATCTTCGACTGTAACTAATGTAAATGGACCAAATCCGAAACAAAGAATACATCAAACTATTCTAGATAGGGTGATTATTTCTGCATCAGCAACAGCAGCACAAGTCCAACTGAGTGTAGGTGGAACAGCTATATTACCTACATTAATGTTGAACACAGCAACAACAATAGATTTGAAAGACCTTAACATTGTTTCAACTGCCGATATTGCTGTTCATGGTTTAGTTGGAGCAGGAACTATCTACGCCCAATT